GCGGTGATCTCGCGACCGTCAATTGTCAGGCCTTCTGTGGCGATGCGGATGAAAGCGGAGATGAACTTTTTCATGGGGACGGCCTTTTGCGACGATGGGGGCAGATGATCTCGTTATCAGCTGTGCCCAACCTGCCGAGCGCTTGCCGTCACCCGCAACTTGTTTCGGGTTGATAGAGCGCCTGTCAACCCGACGACAAAAGGGCCGGAGACGGGGGCTCGCTAGTGTCTGCGCCATGACCGTCATCAAGACAATGGCCCGGCAACGCGCCGCCCAGCTTTTCTGGCAAGGCTACACAGTTGCGGAGATCACCCGGCAGCTGGGGGAGAAGTACGCGACGGTCGACAGTTGGAAGCGCCGCGACGGGTGGGTTGAAGCGCCGGTGCATGAACGTGTCGGCGCAACCATCGACCGCCGTCTGTGTCTGTTGATTGAAAAGCAGGACAAGACTGACCGCGAGCTTGGCGAGATTGAGACCCTATCGCGCCAGCTGGAGCGCATGGCACGGATTGAGAAATTTCAGGCTGGCGGCAACGAAGCGGACCTGAACCCGAAGGTCAAAAACCGCAACAAGGGAAAGAAAAAACGCAAACACAAAAACGCGCTTGACGAAGACGACGTGGCCGCGCTGCGAGATGCCTGGGACGCCTGCCTGTTCGGGTATCAGCGCAAGTGGTGGGAGAATATCGACCAGCGCATTCGCAACATCCTCAAATCACGTCAGATCGGTGCCACCTGGTATTTTGCCCGCGAAGCCTTCATGGATGCGCTCGAAACTGGCGACAATCAGATATTCCTCTCTGCCAGCCGCAACCAGGCAGAGGTTTTCCGATCCTACATCATTGATTTTGTGCGGGAGGAAACCGGCAAGGAGCTGAAGGGCAATCCGCTGGTTCTGGAGAACGGGGCGACGCTCTATTTTCTCTCCACCAATTCCCGCACGGCGCAGAGCTATCACGGCCACCTGTATGTGGATGAGTATTTTTGGATACCTCGCTTCAAGCTGTTGAAGAAGGTGGCCAGTGCGATGGCGTCACACAAAAAGTGGCGCAAGACGTATTTTTCCTCGCCTTCAACGCTGGGCCATGAGGCGCACCCGTTCTGGTCTGGTGGGGAGTTCAACAAGGGTCGTCGCGAAGAAGACCAGGTCGCAATCGACACCAGTCATGAAGTACTCAAAGACGGGTTTCTCTGTGCCGATGGACAATGGCGACAGATCGTAACTGTTGAGGATGCCGTTGAAAGCGGCTGCGATCTGTTCGACGTTGACGCGCTCCGCATGGAATACGCCCCAGACGACTTCTCGAACCTGTACATGTGCACGTTTGTGGATGATGCACAGTCCGTCTTCAAGCTGGATGTCCTGCAGGCCTGCATGGTGGATGCGTGGGACGCCTGGCCGGACTTTGTGCCGGTGCGCAAGAGACCGCTCGGCAAACGGGAGGTATGGATTGGGTACGATCCCAGCCGAACGCGGGACGATGCCAGTTGCGTTGTCGTCGCTCCGCCTGCCGTTGTTGGCGGCAAGTTCCGCGCTCTTGAAAAGCTCAAATGGAACAATATGGACTTTGACAGTCAGGCCAAAGAGATCAAGCGCCTGACCCAGCGTTACAACGTCACCCACATCGCCATTGATGCAAGCGGCATGGGGATCGGCGTCTATGAGCTGGTGAAGAAATTCTACCCTCGAACCGTCAAACTCTCCTACTCGGTGGAGCTAAAGAACCAGCTTGTAGCCAAAGCAAAGCAGATCATCGAGCATCGCCGTTTTGAATTTGATGCCAGCTGGACCGACCTTGCCCATGCGTTGATGTCTATCCATCGCACAGCAACGCCCAGCGGAAAACAGATCACCTATCAGGCCAGCCGGACAGAAGAAAGCGGCCATGCCGATCTTGCCTGGGCGCTTATGCATGCGCTCGACAAGGAAGCAATCGTACCACTTGAACAAGCCGGGCGTGGTTCTGGCGGATTTGCGGAGACGTTCTAATGACTAAGAAAAAGACCCCCACCAAAGACGCCGGAACACGGGCGAAGGCAGAAGCGTTTTCCTTTGGGGAGCCGGTGCCAGTGCTGGACGGGAGCGGCATTCTGGATTTTCTCACGACTACGGACAATGGCCGCTACCATGAGCCGCCTGTTTCCCTGTCCGGCCTGTCAAAGAGCTTCCGTGCGAACGCGCATCATTCGTCTGCCATCTACCTGAAGCGGAATATTCTGGTCTCGACCTTCGTGCCTCACAAATGGCTCTCCGCGCAGGATTTCAGCCGGTGGGTGCTCGACTACCTGATTTTCGGGAACGGCTATCTGGAAAAGGTGCAGAACCGGCTGGGCACTCCCGCCCGTCTTTGCCCGGCACTGGCCTTGCACATGCGGCGCATGAAAGAGGTGGGTCAGTACCTGTGGTTAAAGAACTGGACAGAGGAACATGAGTTTCCCCGTGACAGTATTTTCCATCTGCTGGAGCCGGACCCAAACCAGGAGGTTTATGGCGTACCCGAATATCTGGCGGCGATGAACTCCGCCTGGCTGAACGAAAGCGCCACACTGTTTCGCCGGAAGTATTACGAGAACGGAAGCCATGCGGGCTTCATCCTCTACATGTCCGATGAAGCGCTGGAACAGTCGGAGGTGGATATGATCCGCACGGAGCTGAAGAAGTCGAAGGGCGTTGGCAACTTCAAGAACCTCATGGTCTACGCGCCGGGCGGAAAGAAAGACGGGATGCAGGTCATTCCGATTTCAGAAGTCACCGCTAGAGACGAATTTTTCAACATTAAAAACGTCACCCGAGACGACGTTCTGGCCGCGCACCGTGTGCCCCCACCCTTGATGGGGATTGTGCCCAACAACACAGGCGGGTTCGGTTCTATCGAAGCCGCCAGCAAGGTCTTTGTCCTCAACGAGCTGACACCTCTGCAGCAACGCTTCCTACAACTAAACGAGTGGATGGGCGAGGAAGTGGTGGCGTTCAAGCCGTATGAGCTGGGCGTGAAGGATGAGGGTGCCGTGACTGTTATCCCTGGCCGATAGGCGAGGGCAGTCCCCCTTCATTCGGGAGTGGTCCGTCGCGCTGTTGCCAAAGCGGAGGGCACGTCATGAGGTGCAGTCCCCCTTCATCCGGGAGTGATCTGTCACGTCTAGGACCTACTATACCTGTAGTTCAACGGCGCAGTCTCCCTTCAATTGGGAGTGGTCCGCCACATGGGCGCAGACATGGACCTACTGCTATGAGGTGCAGTCCCCCTTCAATTGGGGGTGGTCCGTCGCAGGTGAGCAAAGAGGATGGTACGATGGGTAGGTGCAGTCCCCCTTCAATTGGGGGTGGTCCGTCGCCGATCCAAGATGCTATTGACGCGGTAACAGGGTGCAGTCTCCCTTCAATTGGGAGTGGTCCGTCACATGACTAACACACCCGATACAGCGGAACTGGGTGCAGTCCCCCTTCAACTGGGGGTGGTCCGGCGCAATCCAAAACAACGCCGCCTATTACGACTGGGTGCAGTCCCCCTTCAATTGGGGGTGGTCCGTCACCTCGCCACAGACTGGCAGCTATACGAGGGAGGGTGCAGTCCCCCGTCAATTGGGGGTGGTCCGTCACCCTCGCCAGCCGCTCCAACATCTGAGGAGTGGTGCAGTCCCCCGTCAATTGGGGGTGGTCCGTCACGGAGATCGTGTTCTCTACACGGAGAGCAAGGGTGCAGTCCCCCGTCAATTGGGGGTGGTCCGTCACAGCGACCCTCATAAACCATTGAGGGGGTTTTGAAAATGACCTTTCTCACCAACGAAATTCCGATCATTTAGACTTGTTTGCATGACCTTTTCCTCTATTTTTTCTGCCGCTTTTGCGTTGTTGTGTCCGGCCTCCGTCTTTCCCAATGCGGATGCTGTCAAGGGACAGGGTGGTGATATCGCCTCTCTTCTGTCTCGCCTGCCCGTCAAACAGGGTGGCAATCATTCTAACATAATCGTCTCCATGAAAGTTCTCTGACAGGCGAGGCTGAATGCCCCGCGTCTTTTGCAAATGATTGGCCTGTCGCGTCTCCAGCGTGGCCCGTTCCAGCGTGTGCGGGCTCGCCTGTGAATTCATCCGCCACGTCAGCTCCAGTCCCTCCCTTGCCAGCAATTCACGAATGGATTGCGTGACGGCATTTTTCAGCTTCCGGTCATGGGCCATCAGGCGGCGTGTATCATTGATCGCCTCTGTGAGGTTGAGCGTGCCTCCTTGCAGCATGTTGAGATGGGCAAGATTGTTGCGAATGTTCACAAGCTCATTGGTTTCATCATGTACCGCGCCGAAGAGCCGGGAGATATCCGTTCGCAGAACTTCCGCATCGCGCGTTGATGGATCTGTGGAAAGCGCGTAGATGATCGGCATGTCGGCGAGCATGGTGAGGCCCCTCTCATCGAAAACGGCGGCGAGAGTCACCTCCTGTTGATGAATGAGGGCAAGTGTTGCGAAGTAAAGATTGCGCTCCCACAATCCCGCATAGTCGGCCAGTCGACCAAACACCGCCATCATCAGCCGGTGTGCCCGCACATGATTTGTCAGGGTAACCTGAGCTGCGGTTTCCCGATGTCGCGCGACAGCTGCCAGGGCACCTGCATAGTCTTTGACTTCCGTTTCACTAAAGTCTTTTGGGCTCTTTGCATATTTTTCGTGCAGCTCTTCGCGCTTTTGTTGCTGCTTCGCGATGACCGACAGGTCTCCATCTGACTGTTCAGCCTGTTTCCATTTCTCAATCACTGCATCTGTGATTTTTTCCTCGCCACATATCTGCTTCAGAACCGGCAGATGCCCAAAGCGCATGATCTCTCTCAGCCCACGTCGGGGGATGGTACGGTCTGCCATCTCGTCATTGATCGCGAACATCTTGTTGAACCCGTTCTCACTCACAAAAAGCGCCCGGAAAGGCTCCGTTCCTATAAGGGTTGCGCCCCCCTCAAACTTGGCATCGTGCATATCAAGATAGAGTTCCAGAACCGCGACGGTGTGCAGAACCGTGGGGTCCAGGTCTGGGGCGCTGGCTCCCTTCCGCTCCAGCACCAGCCATTTGCGGATCTGATGCAAGAGCCTGCCGACTTCATCGACGGGCATGAGATGGAGTAGGAAATAGAGCGTCGCCTGCCAGTTGCCTTGGGCCTCCTCGCCAGCGGAGGCGGGCGCTTCCAGCGTATCCAGATCAAACAGGGGATCAGAGGGGAGCGGGGTTTCGGGCTTGAGCGCCATCACGAACCCGAAATTCGCCTTTTCCAGATAGTCGGCAAAGGCCAGTGCGACAACATCGCACTTCAGGTCTTCAATGTAGTCCGCCTGCTCCCGTGCTTTATCCGCGTCGCTGTCATAGCCGCGCTGCACCCGCATCTCCGTTGCCGTGGCTGCAGAAAGCCGGAAGAAAAAATCATGGATGGTCTCGGCGGTCCCGGAGAGTTTGGGCAATTTTCCCGCCCGCGCGGCAATGAGGGCACGTGCTTCCTCGCTCTTTCCTCTCGCATTCATGTTTTTGGCGGCAAGGTCTGCGCGTTTCACCGCCCTGTCGATATAGTTGTTCACCTCGCGAGGCGTACAGGTTTCAAACCAGTGGCGGAAGGGGCGCTCGTATAGCAACTTCAGAACGGCGTACTGGCAAAGCCGGGCCGGGTCTTCCAGGTCGCGCCTGTTGGCTGGTGCGGGAAGGTTGGGACGCCCCTTTTCTTTCTTCCAGGCATTCTCCGTACGCAGCAGCACACGCCGCAGCCGGGGAAGAATGAGCAGGCTTGGGTCAAAGTCAGCCGTCTGCTCAAAGATATGCCGGTTTTCGTCTTCTCGAAAATAGTGGGCGCAGTGAATGCCGTGCAGCGTCTTTTTCAGCTCTGCGGCGCGGTCGTCCCTGTCCGCCTGCCAGAGGTTGCTGATGGCGCGATGCGCGGGGCCTGAGACATTATCGTCCAGATGCATGAGTGCCGTCGTGAAGACTTGCTTGTTGGTGAAGTGGAGGGATCGGTTGCGCAGATAGGCGGTCCTTTGAATGGCAGTGCGGAGCATTTTTTTGCCGATCTCCGGGTCGCCACTCCCCTCAAAGAGAGAGGAACGGTTGCCAAACAGCAGCGTCATTTTCCGTTCATGGTTCTGCGGTGTGAGTTGTGCGACGGTAGCTTCCAGCTGCCTCCCTTCCAAGACATCATGGCCGATATGCTCATCCGGGTATGCCCAGTCTGTGAGTGTGCGGTTGGCCAGCGCAATGGCATGCCGCCAGACCCGCACGAATGCCTCATGGCGTTTGATCTCTGCCTGACCGTCGCTGCTCCAGAACCGGCCCGGAGTAATGTCGGTCGGCCAGTGATTTTTGAACCGTTCAGCACTGCGCCAGTCCTGCATCAGCGCAGTGAGCCGGTTTTTTTCCTGTTCTTCATCTGCCAGTGGTGCAGAGGCACCCCAGATCTGTTCAGACATCTCGTAGTGGATGATTTTTCCCAGGCGGATGAGCGCGTTGACATCGCGGTTTCGTTGCGTCGCGCGGAGAAGCGGGAACAGGGCGGCAGCGTTTCGGGGGAGGGTGGAAAGAACATCC